TCAGCTAAGCCCTGTAGCCATTGGTGTAACTCCAGTACTGTGTATGTTGATGTTCCAGATACATGTCGGATATCTTTGTCCGCCTGTATCTCAAAATCTGCTCCTATTGCCATTTATCTGCCTTTCTTTTTTTATTATTATATCTTATTTGCTAAAATGTCGTACCATACGCCCCCCAAGTTGGTGAACCGCTTGGCCCGCTTGTTGCATCCTGATACACTGTTGAATAACCGCCAGTACCCTTAGTATAGTCAAATACCTTATTAGCAAGGTGTTTTCTCATAATGTAGTAGTCAGCATCGTCAGCTTCAAAGAAGTAGTATTTATAGGTTGCATCCTCTGAAATAGCCTGAATAGAATATACGTCTGTTGGTTTGGCTGGAGCGGAAGTTAGTGTTCCATCAATTGGCACTTTTCCCGACACAAGCTCTACTGTTTGGGGTTTACCCGTTGAATCAACATAAGGTGTACCGTTACCGCCTCCGCCACCACCTCCGCCTACTGGCTTATCAATTATCTCTTTTAATTGCTTAGTGTGCTTCTGTAGTTCTTTCTCTACCTTACTAAGGTCAGTTGTTGGTATCTCAGACATTTCTGGATACTTCTGAGCCTTGATTGCTTTAATAACATTAAGTAGTCCATCTTTGACTGGAGAGAGGTCTAGGGGGGCCGTATGTACGTCGGGTGTTTTAACATCTATAACTGGGTCTAGTTTTAATGATTTAATAGCTTTCTCTAAACTACTAGTATCAAGTGTTACTTCGTCTAGGTTAGTAACCTTTATTGAATCTTTTTGTTCTGGGAGTTTGGGTAGACTCTTAGGAACAAGGCTCATTTCTCTTTTAATTTGCTGGAGTTCTTTAATAAGGGGTTTTAAGTCTAGTTTGTTAGCAAGTATATCTTTATCTAATTTCGATACAGCTGTTACAACTTTATCAACGTCAGGTGTAGAAATACTTTTTAGTTGGTTGACTACTTCTGTCTTAGTTGTTTTACCGTCTAAGAACCTAATTAATGCGTTAAATGCGGTTAAGATATTATTTTCAAGGTCTACTAACTGAGCAGTACGATATTCATACTGTCTACCTTTGACGGCTTCTAATTCCTTATTGCCGAAGTATTCTCTTAAGTTAGCTCGTTTATCCATAATAATCCTTAGGTTGGGGATAGTATTTATGCCGTTGAAGTTATGTTAAAAACTCTTCAATCAGTGGTCTATACTATCCCGTTAGTTACTAGGCGTTGTTACGTACCCAGATTCCCTTAACACCACTTACCATACCACCAGCTGTTAGGCCAGAGTTTACGACAGTGATTTCATCTCCAACACGTGCTGTAGCAGCTGTGTTCTCAAATGGTTTACCATCAGTAGCAGTTCCACTTACACCACCTTCTACAAGGTCAGATGCGTTAGGAGTAACTGTAATTAGGTTTCCATCGTCACCAGTTCCAGCAGGACCGCCAGAAACAGGTACACCACCGTTGCGTACTGTGAAAGTACCGTGAACAGCAGTAGCAGGTAGCGTTACTGCACCGTTAGCGTAAATTACGTTTTGTACGTAACCACTATCAGCAGCAGCAAGCGTTTTAGCTTCCGTTACGTTAACAGCCATTCGGCCGTCAGGTAGGCGATAAGCTGTTGAGTTTGCAGGGTTTGCCATGTTTAATTTCCTTTGCTTTTATTTACTATTTTTTTACAGTTTTAGGAGTTTCTTTTGACTCCGGTTTTTTTGTCTCTTTTTTAGGCTGGTCATAGCTTACCCACTTGTAGCCAACTTGGACTACACCATCAGCCATTGCGGCTCCCAATTTAGGGTGGTGGGTAACAAAGACTTCTGCCCCTGATTCTGGGTGCCGGTAAAGTCCAGGCCTATTGCCTGCTTTACCTTCTCCGTTAATTTCTACGTTTGCCAAAATAAAACTCCTTTACTGTTTATTAAGCCTTAGTGTAGACACGAACAGCCGTAGCCTTCTGGCTAGGGATGAATGCGTCGTAGTAACGTCGTCCTTCAGCAACAGAACCATCAATACCTTGAACATCTGTCAAGATACGTACACTGTTGAATTTAGTAGGACTTACTAATAGTTCCTCATGAACAATCATGAACTCGAATTTAGTAACGTAGTAGCTTGAAGGGCAAACTACGATTTTAAGACCGTCAACTATACCAACAATTCCCTTTTTAAGGTCTTTGTAAGTCATGTCACAGTCACGCATGAATTCTGGGTCACGCTTAAGTAAGTTGAGGTTAGTTGGTGTAATGTAAAGTACACGGTTTTCCTCAGGCACCTCTGCTTCACTTAGTGCTGCGTTTTGAGCAAGAATAAGTGAGTAGATAGTGTTGTAAGCAACTGCTGTTCCACCAATGACACCCTGTGTGTTAGTGATTGCATAGCTTGTAAGTACTGAAAGCCGGTAAATATCTGTTGCCATTTATCTTCGATGCAATTCGTTAAGTTGCATCCGCTATCAACCCGACTGATTGATGCTGCTATATATTTCTATATAGATGAGACCATATCTTCATCCTCGTGTGAGGAGTCATCCATTTCCACTTCACTTGAAGTGTACGTTCTAAGAACTGGTCGTTGAACTTTCCGCTCCTATATCTTTCCAGTGGTAACCATACGCTGTTAATTTAGAATTGAGTGCTGCACTTCTAATTTTCCTAGCCATACTAGCGACATCCTTGGCAAACTTATACTTAGTTCTATTTAACCATTCTGCTGCTTGTGTGCTACTGGGGTAGCGTTGTCCTGTTTCAACACACATTATTTGTTTCCTGTGGGGTGGTGGCCCTTTTAGATTATTTTTAATAGCGTGTTGCATATTTTCGCTGAGTGTACACCATTCTAAGTTTTTAACTCGATTATCGGTTTTATTACCATTAATGTGATTAACCATAGGTTTATTGTCAGGATTCTCTATAAATGTTTGGCAAACTAATCTATGTATTGTTAGTGTTTTACGTTTACCTGGTTCTTGATAGAGCATTATTGTTAAGTATCCGTTTTTCTTCAAGGCTGGTTTTAATGTGCGACCATACTTTATTGTCTGATTATTGTTTTTAATGCCTGAAGCTACTTTTCTATCAAGGCTCTTGATTCTTCCTCGATTGGATACTAAATAATGTTTATATCCTTTTATAGGTTTCCATATTTCCATAAGACTGCCTCCTTGAGTGTCTTAAATTATTTAATGTGCGGCTTAGCTGCTGATTGTCCTCGGCTTTACCCGCTAGGAGTTCCCAGCAATTAAGATGTTATCGGTGTAAGTTGCCTTACAAAGTCCCATAATCTAGGAACTGAAACTTCACGTACTTGACGCTTAACAGCTTTAGCTGCTTCTTGAGCCATCATAGAGTCAGATAGGTTACCCCTATCAACTGTGAATGTAAAGCTCTTGTCTTGGGATAGGGTAAATGTTTGTGTACCTGTACCAAGTTCTACCAACGCACCGAAACGGTTAGTTCCAGAACGTGTGTAGTCGTTTTCTGCAACGGTATCTACGTTGTAGATGGTTACAGAGTTCTTACCGTTGAAGTCAAGGCGAATGCCTTTGTTCACGATAACATCAGTCTTTGATTCTGTGTAGAATCGTTCATCCAACGTTTTAAGGTGGGATGCTGCGTAGTTCTGAGCCATTGTTAAATTCCTTTATGTTAATCAGACGACAGAATATCTAGGATTGGGTCTTTCGTAGGTTCTTTTGGTTGTGCTGCGGGTTTAGTGTCAGCAGATTGCTTAACTTTCCTCGTAGCTTTTACTTGCTGAACTGCTCCGGACCTTGTTGCACCCTTGAGTAGTTCTGCTGTCTCTGTTAAATGTTGTAGTAGAGAACCCTTAATCTCAATCATGTTGCCAGATTGGTCATATTGAATATAACCTGCATTGTAATCACGCATCACCTTATCATAGGCACGCTGATTAAATTGCTCCTTGTTATCAGGATTAAATATTTGAAGGTCTGGATTGGCTTTAGCTCGTTCAAACTCTCCTATCAGTGTATTCTCATTGTTCTCCACAATTTCACTGTAGCGTTGAACCTCCATTGTTCGTAAACGTTTATCATATTCATCTTCGGCTTTATCAAGGTATTCCTTATTCTGCTCTTGAATACGTTGTCTACGCTCTTGGATTGCTTTCTGCCTTTCCTCGTAACGTCTTCGAGCTTCTTCCTTTGGGTCGACTGACTCTTCCTCGGAGTCATCTTCAGATTCATCTTCCGAATCTTCCTCTTGCTCAGGTGGTTGCTCACCCTCAGCTTCAGGTTCCGCCTCTTCTTCATCCGTTTCCTCGACTTCTTCTGATCGGTCTGTAGACTCTACTTTCTCTACAGATTCATCAGAATCGTCTTCTGTGTCAGATAATATCTCGAGTACATCGTTTGTTGCTGGTGTTTCCTCTTGTTGAGGTGCTACAGATTGTTCATCTGCCATATTGTCTCTCCTTATATTAGTTAGTCTGCTGTTATGGGTGCGACCCCTACTAGTTTCGTTAGCGATACGCTTGCGGAGGGGCAAGGTAGAGTAGCCCTTTTGTGGGTGTTTGGAGCTACTCTACGCTGCCACTCGGTCTATTAATCGCCATTGGTCTCCTTCCTTTGTTAAAAGCTTATTAGCTGGAATATGTTGTCTGAACTTAACACCGCGCTCTGTTATTCCTATAAGATAGTTACCTTCTTGGTGTAAGTCTATAAGATTCTTAGTCAGTGGCATTCTGTCAAAGTCAAATGTGTATTCTGGTTTATTCTGTTCTTGTTGGTCAGTCATCTTTCTTTCTCACATCTCTAAGTGCTAAAGTAAACTTAGTTTTTAACTCATCGAGGTACTTGCGGTATCTAGCTGCTGCTTTAAGTTCTGCGATAACATTCGTATCAGTATCTTTGGTGTTATCTATGTAGTTAGTAATGAACTCTACCGCTATTTGTCTCTCCGTTTCAACGGTATCTAATATCTGCTGAATCTTTGGAGTTATCTCTTTAAGCTTCTGGTCTTGTTCTTGAAGTTTACGCTGAGTCTCCTTATCCTTCTTTTCATTACCAAATACGCCTACTGGTTCATCAACACCGGTGTACATACCTGAATCATCCATTATTGTCCTCCTTGATTACCCTGTAAAAAGGCTAATATTTCTTCTTCTTGGAATCCTTTTTGACGAGCCTGAATAATACGCTGTGCTATCTGTTCATCAACGCCATACTCTTGCATAGTAACCATTAATTCGTCTTCGCCATATTGTTGTGCCATTGGGTCGATTGGGTTACCGTTCTCATCTAGTTGGACTTGGCTAGTGTCTTCTGTGTCTATCGGTACTAATACCTTATCCCAACCTTCTACTCCACTAGCTGTTATAACCTTCTTAAAGGCTTCACCTAGATTAAAGTCATAACCTGATTGCTGTACCATTGGTAATATATTTGGATTAGAAGCTGTAATGTCAATTAATTCTAGCCAACGGTTCTTTTCCTCTTCATCTGCTTCAGGCCGTGGGTCGTATTTAAAGTCAACAGTATCTTTTAGTTCTTCATAAAGAATCGGTAGTTCACCTGGGCTTGGTTCAAGTGTGTTAGGGTTATTGTCAAGGAATCCACCCTTTATAAGTCTCTCTACGTCTTCGTCTTCAACATCAAGTATGTCAGCACCTCCCATTTTAGCTAAGTGTAGGTTCATCATCTTGGCTGCCATCTTTGCACTTGCAGAGTCTGCTTTGTTTCTAAGATAGTTATCTTGGCTGTTAGTTCTTGCTTCTTGCATTTTAACGCCTGCTTGGGTTTTAGAGAAATTAGGGTTACCACTCTCACCACTAACTGACCCATCTGTTCTACCCTGCAGTGTTTGTAGTTGGCTTTTATACAATCCAAAGTTATTAGGGAACTGTGTATAAACACTAGAAGTAGTCTGTACCACATCAACATCTGCTTGACCTAATTGCCATAGTGCGTCTGGTGTAAATGTTAATGAGTTTAAATTAGCAGTATCAGTTGGGCCTTTAAGCTTCTTAGGAGGTTGTAGACCTATCTGCGTGGCTAATACATGTGCCTGTGTCATGTAATCGAGTACATTCTGTGTTGGCCCTGCTAGTTCTACTCTACCAATACCAAACGGTGATTCTAGGTTCTCGTAACAGTACTGCATTGTAATAGGAAGGTCTCCAGTTGGGTCTTCATTCTTCCACTCCCTTAAGCATTCACCTTCTGGTAAGTGTTTACTAAATAGATAAAATGGCGAACCAAACCCTCTTTGGAATATGGCTGTGCACTTAATACCGCTTGCATGTATTTGTTTATCACGTTCATTGATGTTCTGTTCTTCCATCTCCTTGCTTGTCATTGACATATCAGCTAATTTTTGAACGTTTTTAATATCCCATGTAGAGTCTTTGTTTTTCTTATTGTCTTCGACTATTTTCTTTAGTTGTAACTTTGTAAAGTAAATATCTAGAAATATGTAATCACAATCATCCGCGCTAAACTTACCGGGTTCCAGTTTAACGTTACGGATATATGGTAAACTCCAATCACTACCCGTGTAGTTATCCGTGCTTACAAAAAAGTTATATCGAGGTTGCGCACCATATTTAAGTGCTCGATAGAGTGCTATCTGTTCTTTGTCAAAAAAGGTTGCCTGAGTATTGGCATTTGGAACTATCTTTGTTTTCCAAATAATGTTAATAAGTTCATTAAACCATGCTTCTTTACGGTTTTTAGCTGTAAACTTACCTGTTTGTAGATAAGGTAACACCTGCATGGGTGTTTCAAGTAATGAAGCGGCTAGACTACCGTCATTAACACGTGGCATGTTCTTGGCTAGGTTCTTGCTTAGCTTGTTAGCTGCGATGCGTTCATATTCATCGAAAGGTTTATACCAGTCTTCAGCAACGCGAGCTGCTTCCATGTATGTTGTTTGTAAGTCTTGTTTTTCTATGTATATCACTGACGATTCCTTTTAATAAAAACAATCGACAGTGCGGCATGTCTTAATTATATTATATCACGTCTAGTTAATTGTATACTTCTTTGTTAGTAACTTAAAGTCATGAGTATCTGGGTCTGCTTTTATTTCTATGGATACATTAGTTGTTTCTTTGTCTATTATAAGCTGTAAGCACTTAATAAGCTCACTCATAACTTCATTTTTATTTGTAACCACTATTGGTACTGAGTACTCTATTTTACTACTCTTTAACTGTCCTCTAAAATATGATTCATGTTTTATTATTTTTCCAAAAGATAATTCCATCCTACCCTCTCTTTGTTTATTGTGTCATGAAGTTCACTGGTATATACTCGGGTATCTCTACCTCTTGTTTTGGTCGTATACCCATAAATCCATACAGTAATGCGTCCATTGCATGGTCATTACCATCCTCTGGGTCGTTAATGATAACTCCCTCTTTATCTTCCTTGTGCATATAGGTAATGTACTCTCGCCAAATATTCTGCGACCTCTTAGTAACACTAATACGTTGTTGTCTGACAAAGTTTATTCCGAACTGTTTGAATGACTTTTTGCTTCCCAATTCGTCTTTGCCACCTACCTTTTTTACACCAATGATATTTATGCCATATTCTTGCAATTCTGCGATACTTTTTGGTTCGGCAGAATCACCAATGACTAAGGTGTTAGGTTCGTCCACATTTTTCAAGAACGCCGCTATATCGTTGTTTTTCATCCCCTTGCGGTATTGTTCCTCATCTAAAATGTAACCGCCATTGTAGTAATATATAGCTACTACCGCCGTTGGATCATTCTTATACCCAAAGTCTAGCCCCCTACGCTCTAATCTAGCCTCGTGAGGAATGCTGTCTACTAGCACCCAGTCGTTGTAAACCCTTCTCTCTAGGTTATTCGGTTCGCCTAACCATTTATGCCGATATAGTGCCGGACGGTTAACCTTATCGTCTTCTATCTCGTTTTTTATTTCTTCTGGCAAATATCCATATTTTTCAGCTATATGATAATTTACATTGATTATTAAAGTATTTGGCCTGCCCTCTAATACCAATCTTTTATGTACAGGGTCTTCCTCTAAAAGCCTGTTATAGGTATAGATAATCTTGCTTCCAGGCTTACGAACAGTGGGAGTTAATATCTCTATTGATGATGTACTAATAGTTTGCGCTTCCTCACACCACGCATAATCTATTCCCTCAGTTGACTTTACCGATTGCTCGTTATGGTGTAGCCCCTTAAATATGAAGTCCGAACCGTTTATTGTATTAATGATGCTTTTGTCGGTGATCTTGTAATCATATAGCTCGTATTTATTAATCAAGTCAGACAACAATTGATGTGAAGAATCAGCAATTGAGTTTTGAAACTCACGAAAACAAGCCACTCTCAATTTTTTGGCTCTGGCTAGTATCAACAATGCTCTAGCTACTGTGTGACTCTTTAGGCTGTTACGACCGCCCCAACAAGCACATTCTCTCCAGTCATTGTCAAACAATCGTTTAAATTCAGTCGGTATTTCTATTGTCTTTGCCATCACCCTCGCCTATGAACTTTACAAGTATTGGTTGTATAGATTCGCCATTAGTTGTAATGTCTATGTTTTGTGTATACCCATTTTTAGCTAACCAGTCCATTGCTTTGGTGTCACCGGCCATAGCTTTTGTAAATGCTACATACGTCAATGCTTTCCATGCGTTATTCCCGTAAAGAGTTTTCATTTGTGCTTTATCTTTTAGCGTAGTCTTATCCCAATCTATGTCATTGCCAATCTCTTGTATAAGTGTCTTTAGATGTTTAGTGCCTGTTTTGTTTTTACCGCCCTTAGAGCCTAGCTCTTTAGCAGTTTGACTTGTAATTGGTATCAAATTTTGTTCGTTTGCCATTCTAGCTTTCCTCTAGCTTTTTATAAGTTGATTATATACTTCATTTGCAACTTGAGCCATCATTACTGGTGGCACTGACATACCTATCAAATAATTCACTTTTAAATTTAGAAAATTATAATCAAGTGGGAAGCTGCCTGCTTTAATTGTTTCTTGACTATTTAAGTATCTGGGTTCATCAAATAAGGTATTTTGATTTGTTGCCGGTATTGTATTACATACTCTGTCTTTATATATATAGTTATGATTATAATCGTTATTAGGTCTGTTAAACTCTCTCGCGTTTGTTGTTGAGAAGTCACTGTCTCCTTTTTTTCGTAAATCCCAAATAGTTTTGTATCTTTCTGATAAATACTTCCCATTAGAATTAGGAGAATAGATTTCATTAAACTTTATTGTTTTTTCATTAAAACTGAGTTTTATTTTTTTATTTGTCTTGTGAGCTATAAAAAAAACTCTTTCTCGTTTTTGTGGCACCCCCATAGTTGCTGCATTTAGTAAAAACACTTGACAGTTGTACCCAATCTTAGTAAATCTTCTAACTACTTCTCTTGTGTACCATTTTGCATGACCTTGCAACATACCTTTTACATTCTCTGCTATGACTACTTTTGGCTGCATTTTTTCTGCTAAATCTATAAAGTCGAAAAACAAATCATCAAGTATTTGTTTGGCCTGACCTTCTCTAAACATCTTATCTTTTTGCCATGCACCTTCGCGGCTTCCAGCCATTGAAAATACAGAACAAGGTGGTGAACCGTCTAGCACATCTACTTTTGGTAAATCATTTCTATTTAGTAAGTCTTTGATTCCACATAGATAAAATTGTTTTGGGTTATGATTAGCTTTATACACTTTTGCCATTTGTGGGTCTATGTCGTTTGCTGCAATTACGTCATAACCTGCTAGTTTATATCCCATTGTCGAACCACCACCACAAGCAAAAGTAGTCATGACAGTTGTCCCATGATAATCAATTTCTTTGGCAGGATAACCATCTTTTAAATTCCAATTATACGAAAATTTATGGTTCAAATTCAAATTTACATCTTGGGCACTCAATTGTTCCCTCACTCAATAGACTTTCTGGGTCTACTTCTTTATTATCATTTATTCTTTCAGTTTTTTCCTGTAAATATCCTATTACGTCAAAACTAGTTGTTTCATATACTTCTGTCTCTAGTAATTCATATTTAGTTATAAATTCATCTATTCCTTCTTGTGTTATAGTTCCGTATTGGCTAGTTATTTCTAGTAATCTTGCCACAGCTTCTTGCAAGTCTTTTGCAGGTACTTTTAGATAGGGTATTGGCTCGTTCCAGCCCTCTGTTTCAAGTACTCTACGTCTCTGGTGACCGTCTAATAGATGCTTAATGCCTTTGTCATCTTCCCAAACATAGACTGGTACTGAAAAGCCTCTGTTTATAATTACGTTTTTTAGTTTGTTGTAATTCTTTTCAGTTAAGTTTTTTAGATTATCTTGGCTAGGCAGTAAATCAGCTATAGGTATTGTTGGTAAGTTGTTGGGGTTGTGTACTTTCATTCCCACTAATCCCATTTAAGTTGTCCTGATTCTGGTTTCTCTATAATAATTCTACCCATAGCTCTTAGTTTTTCTATGGTAGATAGTTCACCTGGTTCTAGTGCTTCACCTTCTTTGTCTGGTAAGTTATAATTACCTGAACCTTTAGCTTCATCAGCTAATGCTTGTTCTATGAGTTGTTCTTCATTTCGTTCTGTCGGACCCATCTTTTAATTCCTCTATATTAAATGCTTCTTTATCTCCGAATGCGTCAACTGTTTGAATTTCATCCGGGTGATATGTTCTAACCCTTTTAGCCCAACACTTATGACCCTTTCTGTTTATCTTAGTTATCTGCATTTCGTTAATACTGCCTTCATAATCAAATCTGAGTATTTGGCCTACTTTAAGTTTAGCTAAACCCTCTTTGGTTAAGATATCGTCTATACGTTCGCTATTAGCCAGTTCCATAATGCTATTCCTAAAACTATTAATATTACCATTAAGATACCAAGTGAGTCACCTTGGCGGTAGTCATCATCTTGAGTGATGTGATAAATAAACCAAAGTACGAGGCTTGCTACTGGTAATAAGTATATAAGCTCCATATATATTATATCATACTCCTATTGCTTTTCAAATTGTTGAATAAATTCAATTGCTTCGTCAGACCCATAGCAAACCTTAACGGGTATAGAAGCTCTCTCAATGGCCTCTATCCAGTCTTTTTGTTCTTGGCTAATTTTACTACCTTTAATGCGTTTCATTTCAATACAAATAAACTGATTATTAATGATTGCAACCATATCAGGAAAGCCCTTGCGGACTCCTTGACGCTTCATTTTAGTAGCACGTCTATAATGTTCCACTCCTCCACCCGTCTCATTTGGAATTGCTGTGAATTTATGACCCTTAAGTTCTAGATACTGGACAACAGCCATTTGTTCACGTTCTTCCGTGGGTAATGGTATGCTCATTTACTTGGACAATCCTTTGCTTTGTGAGGACCCTTACATATTTTACACGCTGGCTTTATTACTCCCATTAAATACCCTCTTGATTCTTTCTATGATTGATTGTTTTTTATATTTACTCGTATATTTAGATTCTCGGATACGTCGTAGTCTCGAATTTAATACATAATCTTTATATGTCGCTGCAGATATAATTCTACTATATGTTGAAGTTGAGATTTTGTATTTCTTGGCTATACTGGCTTTGTCGTCTGTCTTCGTTGATTTTTTTATTGTATTGAACTGTTCGTATGTTATCTTTTTTTTCATCGGATTGTTTACCTACTTTCTTTAATAAACTCCATGGTTGAAAATAATTAACGTTCTTTCCATTTGCTTACAGCGTTATACTTAGGATATTACCTTCTTCGCAATATGGCTCCATGTTCATGCTTGCTTGGTATGTAGTGTTTAGATTCAAGTAATATGTCTTACTATCGTCAAGGCCCTTGAGTGAGACTTTTTTTGTCTGTGCACCACTATACTTACTTTGTCTCCATTGTTTTGGTACGTTCCAAACTGCTACTTGTATATGTACCTGCTATTTTTTCTTTAACAAGCATACCGCGTGGATTAGATTCATAATCATATTCATAAAGAATAGACTTTAGAAGATGTGTCCACTCAATATTATTTTTTATATTGTATTTATTCACTCGTGTGCTCCTATTTAATTGATAATTATGATTATACTATACTATAAGCTCAATGTACATGATAAATTAAACTTTATATCTAATATTAAACATTATGTTCCCTTTTTGTTCAGTTGTGGTTTCCCACTCTTCCGTTTCCTAGCTCCTCTTACCGCATATAGGGTATGGTGAGTCCCGGTGTAGTGGTTTTTTAGGTTGACTACACCCAACCTATTCTCCCATTCCTTACATGCGTCTAAGTGTCGCTGAGGGGTCCGGTCTGCTGACTCCGAGTCTAGTTTTGCTTTATTTAGGCCTCGCTCACTCTACCAGTCAGTGGTATCCCACGAGAATTACAATAAATAAATTATTTACATTTTATTACGATATAGTATAATTGTAAACAGAGAATTTCAATAAATAAAACCCCTGTTTCGGCAGGGGATTCTCTATTTTAAGAGGCCTATAACACTTTATTTAATACTAGCAAAACAATACGACAAGATAGAAAATTATAACACCCCGAGGGAGCACACGATAAACTAAAAAGAGAATCGAACCTCAAGGTGTTATTTAAGTATTATATCACTTTTTTAGATTAGAGAACATAATTTTACAATAAAACTGTTTACAATAAGCATAATGCAATATATAATGGTATTTAGTTTGAAGAGCACACGACAAACACAACTCTTCAGACAGCACATTTAGAGGGTATAAGGTAAAGAGCATCTGAAACCAGGCACGAACCTGAAGACAAAACGTATCAGCCCTGCTCTTCAACTCTCTTTATTAATATTAACTAAACTCATAAGGAGCACTACATGAGTAAAAAAGAAAAAGTACAAAAAGAGAAAAAAGTACGAGATTATAGTATAATAGTAGGTATATTACAGTTATTTGTAATTGCATCTATTGCATACTCAAGCGCTGTAATAGTGATGGGAACAGAGGGCTATATCCCAATGGCACTACTAGTCCCACAAGTAGTTTATGCAGTCGTCGTATTGATTAAACGATTTACAAAGTAAACAGGAGACAGCTGACCTGAGACACACCTAACCTGCATGGTCAACGTTATGCAGTATCTAAAATACGTACTTCTAGGACTACTCTTTATAGGGTTTGTTATACTAGGCGTACAAAACATAAGAGAAAGCAATCAAAAGTTACAGATAAATGAAATTGAACTTAAAAGTAAAGAAACACAGTTAATAGAACTAAATCAGAGATACGATAAAGTTTTAGAATTAAAGACGGATTCTGATAAAGAAAAAGAGCAACAACGTAAACAAATCCAAGAACTTGAGACTGAACGAGAACGCCTACAACGCGAGTTACAGTCAAAGCTAGATAAACAACAGGCTGAACAAGAAAGACTCGCTAGAGCTGCTAAGAATGCGTCTGGTGTAGCAACTACACGTGCATCTACAGTATCTGGCAATAAAGAGTCGTGGCTACGAGCATCTGGAATACCAGAAAGTGATTGGTGGGCCGTTGATAGTATTGTAAGCCGTGAAAGTTCATGGAACCCCAATGCAGTGAATCGCAGTTCTGGTGCGTGTGGCTTAGGCCAACAACTACCATGTGGTAAATGGCCGGGAGCATGGAACGACCCAGTTACTGCATTAAAAGCACAATACGACTATGTAAAAGCAAGGTATGGTAGCTATCCGCAGGCAGTCGCCTTTTGGAACGCCAATCATTGGTATTGACATGAATTGGACATATCAATACGAACTATTAGAATCAGACCCAAAATCATGATATTAGATATACTAATACTAATATTTTTACTAATGCTGATACTAACAATAGTATTAAAAACTGAAATATAGTATATATGTTTACTTTACTATTATTATAGTGTATAATACATACATGAATAAGGAGCACACGAATGAGTAACAATATAAACCAAGAACTAATAGAACGAGCAGCTTATTTTATAGATGTATATGAAAGTAAGCTACCAGCACAAATGCTTGAAAGAGCATTAGATGATAATGACCTAGAAAAAGTCTACGAGATAATTAAGAGCTTAGAAGCAGAACCCGTATTAGAGGAGACTTCTAATGACTGCTATTAAAGTAGACTTTCATATAAACTCTATCTTTAGTGAGTATATATACGTTGACCGTAAAACTAAAGAACTATCCACTTGTTACGAGTGCCACCCAGTTATAGCAGTAAACACGAAAGACTACATTTGCTCAGAGTGTGGAATAAGGCTAACCAAATCTTATGTAGATAAATACAATCAATACTGGGGGTATTCAGGTTATGACGAATAAAGAAACCACTAAACACTACAATGGTTCAGTAACACTTGAATTTGACCCACAAAAGCATCTTTACCTACTTAATGGAGAAAAAGCCAGAGGCGTCACAACAGTCCTTCAAAGACTATCTAAGCCAGCTCTTATTCATTGGGCAAGTAAAATGGCAACTCAGCACGTAGAGGATATTCTAAAGCCAGGTATTGCTCTAGATGAGATGGAGATTAAGCAATTAGCAAAAGACGCGGTCTGGGCATATAGAAACAAGCGAGACGCATCTGCGGATATGGGGACATGGGTACATGATTTTATCCAAAACTATGTAGAAGGCAATAATCCTAAACCACCAGTTAATGATAACTTACTTCAAGCAGTTAGTAGTTTTACAAGCTGGTACAAAGATTTAGATATTAAAAACCAATCATGTGAACAGCGATTATGTAGTCCGACATTAAAATTGGCCGGTACAGTCGACCTTATCTGTGAATTTAATGGGAAGCTAACAATCATAGACTGGAAAACAGGCAGCGGAATCTACCCAGAGATGATTCTACAAATGGGTGCTTACGTCCTTATGTATGAAGAGGAGTTTGATAAAAAAGTAGAACAAATTGGCGTTGTCAACTGCTCTGTTAGAGCACCGTTTAAAACCTACTTTACCGACCAAATCCAAAGAGCGAAAGATATTTATAAATTATTATTAAATATAGATGAGCAATTAACTAAATTGGAAGAGAATATGAAAGGAATATAATATGGCTAGAGATTATAAAGTATTAAAAGTAAGTACACAAGAACCACGAAGATGGGATGGACCGAACGGAACTATCTATTATATAAATGTTATGTTAGAGGGTCATCAGAAAGCTGTTTCAATAGGAAAAAAGAGTCCAGATGCCATAAAAGAAGGCGATACTGTTCACGGAACAATTACAGAAACTCAGTATGATGCTGATAAATTTAAGAGTGAATCACCAGGATATTCAGGAAACAAGGGTGGAGGAAAACAACCAATGGACTCAACGACAATGTATGTCAGCTATGCCAAAGACGTTTTAGTAGCTATGATTGATACGAAGAAACCATTTACAATTGAAGACTATAAGGAATATATTAAACATATATCTGAGCAAGGCAAACTATTAAAGAGTCTTGTCGAGAGTGAGGGCTTGAAAGATAAGTGGAATCAAATACAAGCAGATAAAGTAAGGGAAACAGTATTAGAAGTTCAAGCAGAGATTCCACCGGCAGACGCATGTGACGACATTGACGAAGAAGAACCAATCAATTTGGATGATATTCCTTTCTAGGTAATTAACTATGGACTTACATACAGCAATTAAAGGATATGCAGATACCAGGAAAAGGCAAGCTAACGCTTGGAATCAACCCAAAGACCTTGGATAAACTACAGTTTAGAATGGCACTACAAAGTGAAGAACACGACGAGCTTGCTCAAGCTATCCATGATAAAGATGCAGAAGAAGTAGTTGACGCACTTATAGACACTATCTGGATAGCGTGTGGAACATTAGACTTGTTAGGAGTTGATTTTGATAGAGCATATAAAGAGGTGGCAAGAGCAAACATGGAGAAAGAACGAGGTAGCAACTGCTTACAAAAATCCAACAATATCCACAGAAATCGGTTAAAAACACTTGCATTTTATTATTAAATAATATATAATTAAGGAGTAATGATATGAAAATCACAAACATTACAAAAGAGTATTACGAAGTAGACGGAGAAAAAGTTTACTTCCTTGAGCCGTTAGAAAAGGTCATATCCATAAAAGAATTACAAAAGATTATGGATACGGCGGAAGAGTTAGTTAATAAATTAAGAGAGGGAAAATATGAGCATACACATAAAAAATGAGATTATCCGAATAATTGGGAAGTTAGATAATGGTTCGCATTCATCCGACCAATTGCAAGGCATAGATGAAACATTAACCGCACTTTTTTATGCTCATTTGAAAGAAATTAAGGACGAAATTATAAAGAAATCTACTTTTGAGGGTGGCGTCTCATCTAATGGTTGGTATCAAATTTATAAAGATGATTTGGATTCAATCTTATGAAAATACTATCACTATTTGACGGAATTTCAATAGCACAGCAAGCCTTTAAAGAATTGGGATATGAAGTGGAGTATTACGCTTCTGAAATTGATAAAAATGCTATTCAAATTACGCAAAAAAATCATCCAAATACAGAACAATTAGGAGATGTTAAAGACATTGATTGCACTGGTGGAAAATTGCATTATGGTAAAGGAAGGTTAGCCGAAACCGATATTTATTTTCTTATAGGCGGTTCGCCTTGCCAAGATTTGAGTATTGCTAAAAAGAATAGAGAAGGACTAAGCGGGAAAAGAAGTGGTTTATTTTGGGAGTATGTCCGTATTTTGAAAGAATTAAAACCTAAATACTTTGTGCTGGAAAATGTTGCGAGTATGTCAAAAGATGCGAAGCAGATGATTACAGAAACACTTTATGGCATAGAACCGATTATGATTGACGCTTCTCTTTTTTCTGCACAACAAAGAAAAAGATTATTTTGGATTGGAAAGTTGGCAGATAAAAGACATATTGGACATTGGGATAGTGCTGATTATGTAGAGGTAGATATATTACAACCGACAGATAAAAAAATATACCTTAAAGATATTATAGAAAGTGGCGAGGCGGTAAAAGAAAAAGCATATTGCTTAACTGCCCATCAAAAGGACTTCATAAACGATTTTATTAAAAGACATCAAGGGAATTATGTTTTTAAGGATAAGCCAATAAGAATTGCGAGTATTGGCAAGGGCGGTCAAGGCGATAGGATTTATTCAATTTATGGCAAAAGTGTTTGTTTATCAGCAAATGGTGGCGGTCGTGGTGCAAAGACTGGACTGTATTTAATAACTGGCGGTGCGAAAAGAACACGAGAGGGAAAGGGAAAAACACTTGAAATAAGAAAGGATGGAAAATCAAACTCTCTTACTACCGTTTCTACTGATAGCTTGGTGGTATTAAAAGATTATTTTCGTCCATTAACTCCGATTGAATGTGAAAGATTGCAATCACTGCCGGACAATTATTCGGATGGACTATCAAAAACAGCGCGTAAAAAAGCACTTGGGAATGGTTTTAATTGTGCTGTTATTAAACACATACTTGAGAACATTTTATGAAAATATACAAAATAACAGAAGCAAGTGCGTATCTCGGAATAAGTATAAATTCATTAAAAACGCTTGCAAACAACAACAAAATAAATTCTTTTAAAACAGATGGAGAGCATAGGCGTTTTCGGGAAGATGATTTGGACTCTTATATGGGAGTTAAGAAAGAAAAACAAGAAAGATTAACTGTTATTTATGCCAGATGTTCTACTGCCAAACAAAAAGAAAACCTTGAAAGACAGAAAGACAGATTAAGAAAACACGCCGAAGAAAAGGGATACAAGTATTTAATGATAGATGAGATTGCAAGCGGAATAAACGAGAAACGAAAAGGAATACACAAGTTAATCAAGATGTGTTTTGAGGGAAAGGTCGAGAGGATTTTAATTGAATATAAAGATAGGCTGGCAAGATTTGGCTATGAATATCTGGACGCAATTTTTAGAAATTTAGAGATAACCGTTGAGGTCGTGGAAATTAAAGAAAAGAAATATGAAGAGGAGTTAGCAGAGGATATTATGAAAATTCTTACTTGCTATTCTGCCCGATATTATGGGGCAAGAGGCGGTAGAAAGAAGAAAAATGAGCCAAGCGAATCTAATGGAATTTAAATAGGAGGCATTAAACCAGGGCGTGAACAATCAAAGGGATTTGATGTTATTAAACCCCAAAATTGGAAAGCCCCTAACCACGGAGGTAATCATGGAAAACTCACAGACATATTCAAAAAGAATAATTAACCTTAGCCTAAATATAGCTAGGCAATATGCTCAACAAAGTAGAGCGAGTCGTATGCAAGCTGGTTGTTTAATAATCAAGAATGGTAGACCAGTGACAGGTGGATACAATGGTACACCTAGTGGATATGATAACGTGTGTGAAGACGAAGAAGGTAATACAAGACCAGAGGTTATACATGCAGAAGCTAATGCAATCGCAGATGCGGCTAGATTTGGTAAAGCAACAGACGGTTGTGAGATAGTTATTACTCATTCAACGTGTTATGAGTGTGCTAAGTTAATTATTCAAGCGGGTATCAAAACCGTTTACTACGAGCGCGAATATAGACTTAGGGAACCTAAGGAATTCCTAGAAGAAAACAATATAAAAGTAATAAAGATAGGAGACTAACGTGTCGGGTACAAAATCTGGCGGCTTAAAAACTAAACAAACCAATATAAAGAATAACCCTGATTTTTATATTCAAATTGGCCAAAAGGGTGGTAGGGCAGAATATAAAGGTAAAAAAGGTTTTGCAGCTGCTACCAAAGAGCAGCTCTCAGAGTGGGGTCGTAAGGGCGGCTTGGCCAGCAGGAGAGCAAAATGAAATACAGATTTAACAAGAAATATAATGAAAAGTCTTTTATAAGGCTAGATGTTCTGTTTGGTCTACTAGTCATAATAGGCTGGATATTATTCATAATGTTTGTTATATACCCTAATTTGCTAGGGTCAATAATGATAGGTGGATTATAAAACTTAGAGAGGTATAGATTATGGGATTTACAAGACTAACTGGAGTAAACGAAGCAAAAGTAATAGAGGTTATAGAAATTAAGTCAATTGCTGGTGAGGGCGTAGATGGCAACCCGTTTTATGAAGTTACCGAATACTACTCACTAGACGGTACTCTACTAGCTCGCCACAATCCACTAAAACCAGACCTTTTGCTAGGGGAGGAGGATTAGATTATGAAAGAAATATTTAGAGAATTTAAAACACTAAATAAGGATTAGATTATGGACAAATATGTTAAAAATGGCAAAATCACTAAACTGGGTGAAGCTTTTACATCTGGGTTGTGTTGGGGTATGTTCATCGCAGGAATAATGTTTGTAATAGCAAACACCAGTAAATGAGAGGATTAGATTATGAAGAAGAAAGTAATAATTCACGCCTTAGACGGAATATCTGAAGATGAAGCCGTATCTAAGGTTGAGCTAGTAATGAGCCAGGGTAAAATCTCCGCAAACGGCAAAAGCTACTGCTACGGCACTAGAATTGGTGACAAAATGGTGAGTACAGATAAGCCACGCAAAAACTCGCCAAACACATATACACTTTACGTTTATAGGGATAACCAATGAATACAAGGACCAATCCCCTAACTAAGAAAGGATATTATGAACTTAGAAGAACAGATAGATGAAATAGTAAGCTTATGGCGTGAAAATATATCAATAGCAGACCAAGAAACTAAAGGAAGTTTAATAAGGAGCTAAAGAAATGAAAACACGTTGGAAGTTTTTGAATAAGAATGGTAGAAAAATAGTCTCTAGTCACGAAGCCACAGTTTGGCGTATCGGTGAGTGGCAACATTGTGATGGCGAAATAAAAGCCTGTGAGAATGGTTTGCACTGTTCTAAAAAGATATATGAGGCGCTTTCGTATGTT